CCCATTTAACCAGCACTCTGAAAAAGCGCCGAAGGCGCATCGCACAAGGACCAGCGTGGGCAACCAAGCCAATCATACGAATGTAGCGGCCATCCGCACAGCAGGTGCGACAAAACGAGAGACAGCCGCGGGGGCCATCTTCTCCAAAGAATTAGTAAGGGCACGCGTAGCGAACCCCTTGGCAGCGACCCTCGCGGCCTCCATGCCCTGCGAAGGGGCATTGGAGATCGCGCTGATCATGCCGTGCACAAAATCCTCCGCAGCAGAAGTCGCGGAGGGGCCTGAGCGCGAAAAAGCAGCGCCCAAAGAATTAACTGGGTACCTACACCCGTCTTGACGCCGAATCTCAAAACGATAAGTCTGAGCGGTCGGCGTCGCGGGGAAGTAGAAAAGGAAGGCGCGCATAGGCGGAAGCCCGCCCAACCCTGCCGACCCCGAAGTCCCACTGAAATATGTTCCCGACGCATACGCTGTGTTATCATTATAATACCCCTGCAACAAGTTAAACATGTCGCCGCTGTTGAGAGCGGCTCCCGAACTAGTCAAAGAAATAAAATCATAATAAGTGTTATAAGCGGGGTAAGCCGCCGGAACCGACACAAACGTATGCTGCTTGCACAAAGCGGTGGCCGGATTCTCGACCGTCAAAGGCGAGCCGTCCACCAAGGGCGAAAGCAAAGAATCGAGCCCAACCAAACACTGGCAGTTCGTGGAAACGGTAGCACCGCACAACCAACTTGAGTAAATCGGGTTGTCAACAGACAAGGTGCGGACTGAGCCAGCTTCGTTAACGAGTTGGGTTATGTTTTCCACCTTAGCAGACAACCGCAAAGGTCGAATGCTCTGGGGCACCCCCGAAGAGGACCCCAAAGCACCCAAAGTGGCATAGCCCATCGTAGACGAAGCCGCGCCCGAGCCGTACAAAGCGGCAAGGGCGCTAGGCGTCCAAGGAATCCAAACCCACTGACTCTCGCTGGTGCGCGTGGTCAAAGTAAAGCGCGAAACCGAATTAATGCACGTATAATTGCCGAAAGAAGTGCGCAAAGGCGGCGGGTCAGGCGAAAGGTGAGGGTCCCAAAAGGCAAAAAGCTCAGCGTCAGTCATAGAAGCTGCCTTCTTCTTCCCCACCAAAGAAGCTACCGCCCGTCGCTTAGCCCCTTTCTTGGCCGTAGCCTTACGAGGCTTGGCCGAAGCCACAGGAGCCTGCGCAACGCGTGCAACCATGGTCGCGAACTATCCGAAAGTTCGCCCCACCTCCAACCCGTGCAGCTCACCCGCCCCAATGGCGGGCGTGCACGGCAAGAAAACCCCCAGCAACAAGACGGTCCCACTCAGCGTGACACGCGTTAAGGTCGCCGGCAAGGGCCTCCAAAGCACCGTAAAAGCGGTCGACGTCAGGCGCGTTGCGCGCAGCCCAACGCAAACCGCAATACTGGTCAGCAGAAAGCGTCTTGCCCTTAGCAACCACACGGGCCAACGACTTTGTTGTGTTAAGAAAGCGGGCGTAAGGCTTCTTGCCGCTGATTTCCCACAAGTGGGAGCAAAACTCAGCGGCACCAATCTTAACGTCCCGCACGACAACACCCCAGAGCAAGGCCCTGCGCGCATACAACTTAGGATCGAAAGGCTTACCGATATAATCGTCACCGGCCGTGGCATGCTCAACCGCAACCCAATCGCGTACGAAGCAATCAACAAGGGAACGGCAAGCAGAATTCGTAGCTGCCGTCGAATAAATCCCGGAGTCCAGGATGCCACGCACAACATTCCTCACCACAATGTCACCCACAAAATAAACCTTAAGCGTTAACAAGTAGGCGAGAGTGTGGGTGCCGTTCATGAAGTCGTTGAACCCCATGTGCTCGCCGCGGGCAAGG